CGCAAGTAAAAATCTTGTTTTTAAATCGACTTTCGAACTACCAAGTAATCTTGATGACTTCGAAGCTGTCAAAATCCAACTAGTAGCAGGATATGGTGAAGACTTTGAATCTATTCCCAGTGATATCAGAGGTTGTATAGCCATGTCAGTAGCCAATATATTCGAACAAAGAGGTGAAGACCCTAGTAAAACGCAAATACCAGAACCAGCAAAGGCGATAATGGATGCCTACAAGATCATCGAGTTGTAATAATGAAGATTGCAGAGCTACGATGCGCCATAACTTTCGCACAACTTAATAAAGTACAGAACGAAACATTCAATTTCGATAACGTCTGGACTAATGTCATTACGACCAAAGGCAAGCTTGAATCATTCGCCGGATCGGATTTTGATCGAGGCGCAAATGCGAATCTATCAAACACACATGTATTAACTATCCGCTACCGTAACGATATTAACCAAGATATGCGGATACAAGTTAACAATGAATATTATAAGCCCACACAAATCGATACGGATGTCGAAGGTCGTCCGCGCTATACGATTATTTTACTTGAGCAAGAAAAGGAAGTTATCTAATGAGCTATCGTAAAATAAACAATACTTTTTCGAATCATGTAAATGCTATACCTAACTTTCCTAAGCTTATTAAAGAAAACGAAAGAGGGTTTATAGTATCCAGTGATACATCCGGAATTCATAACAGCCTATGGTCGCGTATATCAATGATCCCATCACCAACAGGACAATCAACACTTGGAGAGATTGGCCGGAACTTTTGGTCAGGTGAAATGCAAGTTGATATATTCACACCATCAAATCAAGGTAGTGATGGTGCTGATTACTTCGTCGATGCTTTAATCGATGCGTTTCCAGCCAAAGTAGCACTAGGCGTACCTGATGAATCTTGGAAGATCCATATTAGATCAGTATCAAGAGTCATCAGCCAACAGAACACCAACTATTACATGGTGCCCGTTAGAATTTTATTCGAGGCATATATCAGACGATGAAAAATCTTAAAAAGTTAATTAAAGAAATCGAAGGACTGAAAGAACACGTTATCGAGGAGTGTACTGAAGTTGCCAAGGAAATCGCCAAGCACGAAGCCTATGACACTGGAGAGTTTTATAACAGTATTTTTGCAGGTGATGATGGCGTCTTAAGTGATGACCCAGCAGGTGCAGGTAAAATCATGACAATCGAGTATGGATCTGAGAATAGAAAAGCTATCGCTCCGTTTCGTCGTTCTGCGCAGGTCGTACCTGAGATCGTGGACAAGTACTTCAAGGATAATAGTTAAACAACCATAAATAAGGATAATAAAGAGGAATTCCAATGTCAGCAAATTGCCCAGCCAGAGGTTCACGTACATCATTTTCATACATCGATACTGGTGCCGATGGCAATCTGCCAGCAACTATCGCCGATGGCGATTTTCAAGAACTTCCACGATCCGGTGGTAACGTTAATGTTGCTAATGAATATTTTACAAGCAACAATATAAATTCTAATCGCCAGAAAAGCGCACCAACCGCAGGCGTTCAAACTGTTGCAGGTGAATTGCAAGCTGATTATGGTCATGGTAACTTTGATTATCTTTTTGAATCTTTGTTCAGAAGTTCTTTCACTGGCAATTCCATCAAGATAGCCGACCAAATCAAAACGTTCGCCCTCCAAGTTTCGCACAAAGACAAGGACGATCATTTTGTACACAAGGGCCTTCGAGTTAATACATTTTCATGTGAAATAAACACGACGGGTGTTGTCACTTCTACGTTCGGCCTCATGGGCATCGAAACAGAAACACCAGCCGCTGCCCTCGATAATGCACCAACCGATGCACCATCAGACGAATCATTCATTCATATCGGTGGAACATTTAAAGAGGGTGGGGTAACTTCAGCTGTGATAACGGGCCTATCCTTCACAATAGACAACCAAATTTCAAATGATTGGGCCTTAGGCGCGGAGACACCAGTATGCGTTTCGGCATCTGATCTAGTTGTTCAAGGCAGTTTTGATGTATTTTTTACAAACTTGAATCTATACCAAAAGTTCGTAGACTCAACCACTACCAGTCTCGAAGCAACAATCAAGGATGCTAATTCAAAACAACACACTTGGAAATTCCCAGCCATAAAATTACTTGGTCATGACATTCCTATCAATGATGGTGGAAGCATTACGGTATCAATTCCATTCGAAGCATTTTTCGATTCAGCCTCAGGCACAACCGTAGAACTGGTACGTTCAGCCTAAAACAAAAACACAGTAAAGGTGATGGCGCAATACCATCATCTAGTACGACACTTATCATCCCTGATAAGTTTTGAATTAACACATCACCCTGATGTGACAAGGAGTAATATTATTTGAAAACAATAAACGACTATGCACCACACCAACACAAGTTGATTATCAATGACCCACATGGCGATCCTACTGAAGGTCATGTAACACTAACAGGTCGCTATAGTGATGAATTCTATAACGCGGCAAGAGATACATTACGCGATAAAAATATTTTTGATCAAACTCTTACTGTTTTAGAAGAAGAGAACATTCATACAATTGCAGCATGTGTAAAAGATTGGAATGAAAAGTTCTGGTTGAGTCCATGTACACAAGAGAATGTCGAGGCACTGTTACGTCAACCTAAATTCCACTTTGTTAAAGAGCAGATTGAAGCAGCTGTTATGAATAAGACATTGTTCTTTAAAAAAAAGAAAGTGAAGCGCTCGAATGGTTCAAGCACCACGTAAGGATGGATATACCAAACGCGAAAGGGGAAACTAAACGACAAGTATTACAACACGTAATGCAATCAACTAATGGCGAAGTTGTCCCGCCAGAGTTAACGCTAAATCCAAAATACCCTTATGAGTTTCGTTCTGTTTTGGACATATATTTCAAAATTGCATCGAGTCGAACTGAATTAATAAACATTAGTATAGAAAAAACAAATCAATGGTTATCAATAAGAGGCAAAAAATTATCAGCTATCGAGCATGATTTATTCGAAGCCTTAGATAATGTATTCATTGATGAAATGCAGAAACGAGGCTAAACGATGTCCAGTACAATACATACAGTAATTTTAAAATATGTTGAAAATAATCAGTCGGGCGCTATTAAAAACCTTCGGGGTATGGGCAAGGAAGGTGAAAATGTAAGTACAGCGATTAAAGGTATTGGATTAGCAGCAGGCGCTTTTACAGTAGTGGCGACAGCAGCCTTAGCAACAACCGCAAAACTTGCACAAATGGGTAACGTTGCAGCAACCGCAGGCGATTCAATCGGGAAGACATCCAAGGCATTATCTGTTACGGCTGAAGAACTACAAGAATTACGCATAGTTGCAAATGACTCAGGTATTGCTATTACCGAATTAGATGGAGCCTTGAAGACCTTTAACGAAAAAACCGGTGAAGCATCGCGAGGTGTAGGTGAAGCACGATATTGGTTTGATCGATTGAATATATCAGCTAAGGAAGTTAACGGGACGTACAAAACAAACGTAGAATTATTTTACGAAACGGGCCGTGCCATAGCTAACCTTACATCCGAAACTGAAAGAGCCGACGCCATGAATAAAATCTATGGCGGCAACGGATATAAGTTAGTCGAATTATTCAGACAATCAGAAGCTACTATATCCCAAACAATAGCAACCGCCCGTGAATATGGTGCAGTACTATCAAACGATGTAGTTGCTGGCGCAGAAGCCTACAGAAGTAAACTTGATCTTATTATGCAAGGCACTCAAGCACTGGAAATACAAAGAGGTTTAGCGCTTGCGCCGTTAACATTGGAATGGGAGTTGATGAAAAATGAAATTGCAAATTCCACTATAAATCTTATGCAGTTCGTTGGTATTTTGGATATCCCCGTTACGAAAGCAAGAGCAAGACTTAAAACGCTAAAATCAGAAATGGATAACTTGCAATCGCGAGGTGACAAATCAAATATAAACCAACGCGATATAGATCAATCACGCAAGATATTAGAAGATGAATATGATGAAATGCTGGAAATAGTCATTGAAGCCGACAACGCCAGAGCGCAAGCTGAAAGCGATGCAAGGCTGGCACGTATTGCTCACGATAAAGCGAATGCAGAAGAACGCCAACGATTAGCTGATGAATTAGAAAAAAAGTTACAAAAGGCAAGAGACACAGCAGAAGCTTCCAGAGTTGCTCGCGAAGAAGCAGCAGCCGCGCAACGTATAATTGATGTCGCGAAAGCTGAACAAAAGGCAAGAGATCAATTAGAAACAAATCAAATGGAAGCTGCTCTTAACAATCAGGCGCAGATGACCGATCAAATTCGTCAAATGCAGATCCGTGCAATTGAAGATGAAAAGGCCAGAGCAATGGCACAAACTGGTTTTGATATTCAGCAATACGAATTACAGAACAGTGCAGCCTTAAATCATATCAGTACAAGAGCACAGGCAGAACTTGATTTTATAGAATTTAAACGATTGAAGACTATAGAACTTGCAAAAGAATTATCAAGTATTGATAAAGAACTGCATGAAGACGAAACGGCTCGAATGGCTGAAAAAAATAAACTTGCTCTTAATTATGCCAATCAAGCCATCAGTGCAATGTCAGAATATTTTACAGCCACTGGACAAAATAGTGCAGCCACTAAAGAGCAAATTATAAATGATCTTCGATCAATGATAATACAAGCCCTGCTCTTTCGTAGCATAGCCGCGTTATCTGGTGGTAGTCTAGTAGTCGGATCAACTGGTAATCTTACATCAGCGCCAACTCCTGCACCACCACTGGCAACTACTCCAGCATTGGACGTTACACCAAACTTATCAGCGCTACCAACCCAAACACTTGCAAGCCGATCAAGATCATCAGGGCTTACTCAAAATATCACCATCCAGTCAGCCACTGGCGACCCTGTTGCCATTGCAAATCAGGTTTCCGCAGTGGCTCGTAGAGAAGCGCAAAATGTTTACGATAAAAATCGCGCAATGCCGAGGAACCGATAATGCCTTTAAATATGCCTTTAACCGATGATCAGATCAGTCAGGAAAGTAATAAAACCGTCGAAGATTCTACGAATGTTTCAACGCTTGGTAATGCCATACGACAATACTCTGATAATGGCCTTAATTCGCAACGTGAACGCTGGACAATAGTATCTACCGTAATTGATGAAGCCACTTTACTAACTGTAGAAGCAACGCTAACTAGTGTTGGCGGTGGTAAGGATTTACTAACGTGGACACCACGTGATGGATCAACCGTATCTAAAAATTGGGTGGTTGTTGGAGGTACACGGTCAATAGAGGTTTTATCTGGCCATCAATACCGAATCCAATTTACTATAGAGGAAGAACATTAATCATGGCTATCTCTAATGCTGATTTAATAAAGCGCTATGTAGGCAAAGTGGTTACATTCGTCGAGTTCGATATACCGTCGGGACCAACCTTGTATTACACGCCTAGTGCTAGAAGCTCAATCATATTTCAATCGAACACTTATAAGAGTTTAGCACTATCAGTGTCAGGTATTGGAGCTACATCCAACGCGTTCAAGAATGCTGAAATGCAAGTGAACAATGGCGATAAGGAGTTGCTTCCGTACTTACAACAATACGATGATATGCGAGAAACAAAAGTTCGTTTTTTCATGTCATTCGAACACTTGCTAAACTCTGGTCAATTCATGAATGAATCATTCTATCGTATTGGTCAAGCAAGTTTCAACAATGAAGTTATTGGCTTTGAGCTTGTACATCCATTAAATCAAGATCCACCAATCCCATCACGATTGATGACGAGAGAAGACTTTCCTAGCATAGGCAAATAATACAATGACTGATACAAAACAACATGATGTAATCACGCAATATGTACTGGAGCAATATCCGAATGAGGCCGTTGGAGTTCTATTAGAAGACGGATCATTCGTACCATTAGAAAATAAATCAAAGACACCTGTAGATACATTTAAGATCACTATTGCAGAATATAAACGAGCGACAAAAGGTCAGAAGAATCCAGTCTTGATACACAGTCATACCTATTCGATGGGTGATAATGATGAGCATGCTCAAATGATTCGCCGTATGAATGTAGACAGGCGGCAACCAAGTGCAGCGGATTTAAAACTCACTGAGAAGCTTACTTGTAAGTTCGGTATTGTATGTACCGAGGGCGAGACCGTATCACCTATACTCTACTTCAACCATTGTGAAAAAAGTATACCGTATATTGGTAATGATTATGTAAGTGGCGTTTCAGATGATTACTCACTAGTTAGACGATGGTGCATGAATGAGATTGACGTACAACTACCATTGTTACCTCGCGATTTCCAATGGCAATTGAATAATCCCGAGCTAGATCTATATTCGGTATTCGATGAAGTTGAAGACTTGAAACTCATAGATGCCCGTGACATTGAGCATGGGGACATAGTTGTAATGCGAGTAGGTATATCAGATACTGATATATGCAACCATGTAGGCGTACTCATCAATGACGGTGAACATCATGCATCTTTACTACATCATCTGATAGGGCAGCTTTCGGGTTATGTACCCTATGATCGATATGCTCAATACACGCAAAAGGTATATCGTAGGAGTGATCTTTAATGCAACCATCTAAGGTATTACGTAAACTCGTATTACATGAAACTCTTGCAGATCAGTTTGGTTCGGAACACTATTACTACGCGAATAATATTAAAGAACTGATCGAAGGTGTTGGCGCAACCGTTGATGGATTAGTTGATGTCATCAATAGTGAAAATGAATTTTGTTTTTTCGATAGTGATGAATTATCGGAAGATACTGCTATTGATGAATATCAGATACTTCTGAATTTCACTGATGATCAAACTGAAATCCATGTATATCCAGTGCTTGAAGGCGCAGCCAGTAATGGCGAGATGTTAATATTCGGACTTGTTGTAGTGGGTTTAGGCATCTGGTTGGGTGGGGCCGGATTCGCTGCGGGTTCTACATTCTGGTCTGGTGTATCGTCAAGTCTGATTACCTCTGGATCGGCCACGGCCTTAAGTGGTGCAGTCAGTCTATTTCAAGATACGCCGGAAAACACGACAGATGACGGTGGGTCGATTTTCGGTTCATCGCAAAATAATGGCAGCGAGAATACTACATGCCCGCTTTGGTATGGTTATACACGGGCTAACGGCGTCATTGTAAATCAATCAGTACAAAGTGATCTGGTACGTAAAGATTCGTTAGGTGAGGATGTAGTGGATCATACAGCGGAGATTCAACAGAAATTAATGTACGTTGTCAGTGAGGGACCTTGCATCGGTCCATACAATCCATCTATAACAAATGCGCAGGATAAAATAAACGGATCAATCCTAATCAACGATATCCCGATAGGCAACAACTTTGATGATGTTAAAACTGATTACCGTGCTGGTGAGGAAAATCAAAGCCCTGTACTAGGTTTTCAAAATTCAGTGCAAGGCTTTGCATCGAACCTTACATTAGAATCCGGTCAAGGGAAGACCATCAACATATCAAGTGACGTTGATAATGTCGTACTGAATATCAAGTACCCCACCGGCTGTTACTATCAGAAAGATACCGGTTCATTCCGTGGTTCATCAACATCATTCAAGATATTCGTGAACACTGGGAATGGTTTTGAATATTATGATCAACGGATTACCAAGACAGCAAATCGTCAACAATTTATTTTGTCATATGAAGTCGTGAGACCCAATAATACAACTGGTGCATGGAGTATTAGACTTGAGCGTCAAGGTCCAGTGGTTGAGAGTAAAACCTCTACATGGATAAGCTCAAACGTCAATCAAACCAGAACATATAATACAACTACATATCCAGAACATCAATCATCACCAGAAGGAAGTAGTAATGCATCGGGTCATCAAAACCAGATGATTCTCGATAGTTATAACGAAGTGAAAGAAGGACGAGAGACCTATAGTGGCTCAACACTTTATACTATAGATGTAGATTCAGACGATCTTAAAGACCCTATTAGAGACATATCATTTGTTGGTCGGGGACGTGAGTGTTGGGTGCCGTTCAACTATGACCCTGAAACGGATACACATAGTGGACCGTTTATAGGCACGTTAAAAAAGGCATGGACAAACAATTGCGCATATGTGCTCCTTGATATGATTTACTCTGATGATGTATATGGACAATATATTGATAAAAGTATTATTGATCTACCTGCCTTCTATAGAGCAGGTTTAATGGCTTCGGCACGTAATTTTACATTCAATGCACAGATAACAAAATCCAACAATGCAACTCAGGTACTTAATTCAGTAGCATCAACAATGCTTGCAAAATTGGTTAAGACTGTCGATGGAAAGGTATCGCTCACTTGGGCTAACGATTCAACTAATCCGATCAAAACAATCAATGTAGGGGAAATCATCAACGGTCATATTCAATACACCGGTGGTAACATCAACACAGCAACAACTCAAGTCACTGGCATCTGGCAGAACCCGCAAGAAAATTTTAAGAGTACAACGTTATCTGAAAGATCAGATAGCGGTGTGCAAGATCGTGGAGTTATACCGCTACAACTCGAACTACTCGGTGTGTCAAATGAATCTCAAGCACGAACTATATGCAGACATGCATTACTAACCAATTCTGGGAGTTTACGTACACTTGAATTTGTATTGAGTTGGACAGGTGCCAATCTTGTAGTAGGTGATATTGTTAAAATTAATGATAGTTATAATAATCTTATCACTGATATCAAGATCACTGATATTGATTTATCGAATACTGAAATGGGCATGTACACAATTCGTGGTGTGCAATTTGATTCAACGATATACAATCAAGCTGCTGCGGGATCAAATGCATCCGATCCATTTCAATACTTACCATCAGTTCAAAAACAATTCCAACAACATATTACACCTGTTCAAAATCTAAAAGTTCGCGAGATAGCAAGTGCAGGCGATGCGGCAACACCTAACTCTAACTTATTAGTTGAGTGGGAGCAACCAGCAACTGGCAAAGAGTATGTAAAGTTTTATCAACTCCAGTATAAATTTGGTGGTGGTATCGTATCGAATGTTACAAATACAACTGGCCTATCACACGTACTGACTAACATCGAGTCCGGCTTACATGTAATTTCAGTACGTCCTATAGGAATAGCCGGTAACAAGGCTGCTCGGCAAACTATAAATTATGAAGTTCGTGGCGTCAATGAGTCAGGCGAAGCCGATCAACCGAATAATTTAAAGATACCCAATGGTTCAAATGGTTCTGGTAATACCTCCTTCGGTGGACGTGATCTGACAGTGACATGGGACGATGCGAATATATTAAACCTTCGTCGATATGAAGTAGAGTTCTGGTCTACTACAAACCCACCTGTGTTAATGAAGACTTCACATGTACAAAAAAACCAGTATGTAAATTCACCGAATACCGCAACACTTTTATTTGCAGAGAACTTCGCTACTCAAAATCAAGGACAGGGTATTACAGGTGCGCAGAGACAAATCAAAGTCAAGGTCTTTGCCGTTGATACTGCTAGCCGTCGTTCGTCGGTACTTGAGCGAACTTTTACTAATTCTAATCCTAATACTATAAACATCGTTTCAACTGAAGTGGGTAGTCATACCCTGAATATACAACTATCCACGCCAAACGATGATGACCTTGCAGGCAATGTGTGCTATGCAAGTACGAATGCCAACGATTTATTGAACATCCCACCACCATCGACGCAAGTCTATAAAGGCGAATCAAATATATTCCAGATAGCAGTTGATCCGGCCACTCGAACCTATATACGTTGTGCTGCATACGATGAGTTCTGGAACGGCACCCCTCAAGATTTAAATTTGTCTAACATGGAGTCAGAGTTATCACATGCTTTCAGAACAGCGCCAAACTTCAAAGCTAATTTAACATGGTCAGTTGATGCGGCTGGTGACGTCGATCAATCTGCGGGTACTATTGATGTTACTGATGTGAATGGTAAGATCACTACCTATAATTTAAACTTCAAAGAACACAACTATAGCGCGGGTCAGCAGATATTTTACAAGTGGACAGTCGGTTCTAGTGCAACATTCTCAACAACGTCAAGTTTTCAGGATGATAATACAGTGATCCTTGCTGCATATGATGGTGAGACATTGCAAGTCGGAAACGGCGAACCATTCTCGTCTGGTAGTACTATGATCGCCGGGACGTTTACCGGAAATCTATTCGAAAGTAACACACTAATTGTAAGATCAAGTGCGAATATCAAAGACTTGACAGTTGATAGTTTTAAAATAAAAGGAGCTAGCGTGAACACAATTCAGACCTTTAGTAGTTTGGCTTTTAGACGATTCTATCCCGACGAAGGATGGAAAATTAATGCCAATGACTCCAATTTTACCTACCCACCATCTTATTTTTACTCAGTACCAGCAGATAACTTACCATCGGTTAGATTGCATCTAGACTTTTCAATGAATATCACGATGCATCGTAAATCATCTAACCCAGTTGATCGGTATAACTTCGATCCGGTTTATCTGGATTACCAAGTAAATGGTCAAGGCAGCTGGATAAACACTGGACCAATTGCCACGGTGATCACCGACAACTCCAAAGACGTCAATTTGGTTAAATGTAGAGGCCGCAAGGATTTCTCTTTTGCCCCCGGCACGAATCTAGAGTTTAGATTAGATAGAGATTTTTTCTTATTGATGAGTAAAAATACACCAAATTCCTATTATGATTTTTGTCAAATTGACCGACCATCGTTGGTCATAACAACGGTACGGAGATAATCAATGAACAGATACGCTTACTACGATATGCAAACAGGTGTCATTAACTGCATAATGGAGGTTGATGGAGTTATGAATGAGCCTACAGCACCGAACGCTAGTATTGGAGTAATACCTATACCTGACAACAGCTGTGATGATACAACTCATTTTGTTGATGTGTCAAAATCACCCCATACGCTTGTACCAGTATCAAGTTCATCAAATCCAGTTAATGCAAGTGTGGCCCTGAATATTCAATCATAATTAAACAAGTCATCGTGATAAATACCCTCATACACTAAAATGAGGGCTTTTTGCCATGTCTGTAATACCGACTAAAAAACAAGCAATTGAAATAAATCAGGGAAGTACTTGGTCTCACACGACCGATCCAATTGTTGACCGTGATGGAAATCCGATTGATTTAACCGGTTACACAGCCACAGCCAAATTCCGCAAGAGCTATAGCAGCAAATCAGTCCTTTTTCATTTAAACCTTGAGAATTCTGGCATCACTGTAGAGGTGGCCAATAGTACAATAACACTTCATATCTCAGGCGCTAGTAGTTCCTTCATAAATTTTCGGTTTCGTGTGCTGAAACTAGTTTATGACCTCCAGATAACTTCACCATCGGGTGAAATATCAAGGCCACTACAGGGAACTGGTAGTATCATTAAGAGCGTAAGCAAAAATTATGAAACTGTAGCAAATCCTAGTGCTATAAATTTAAACAGTGATCCGAGTATTAGCGGGTTACTGGCAAAAATCCAAACGGATTTGTATGTATCGAGAAAAATCGTACCATCAACAGAAGACGATATGCTCGGTCTTGATGTAGAAAATCAATCCGGTGTAAATGGAAATATTACCGTCGGCCTTGATATTTCATCGCAAGAGAGCATAGTGAATGTTGCTGGCGATGATATGCTCGTCGTGCATGATGCTGGTGATAACAAGAATAAA